GGCGGCGTATGCGTCGGGCCAGTGCCCGGTGTCGGTGTACGCGCCCAGCGCTGCCTGCGCCATCTCGTTGATTTCGTGTTTGTTCATGTAGCGGCGGTATAGCATTTCATGCCTCCAATGTAGCGCGCAAGGATGGGCGCTGAGAAAGCTCTGCGTCCGTCAAGCACTTGTTTCCAAAACCGCCGCCAAACGTGAACCGATTTGGGTGCAACTTTTTGGCCTTATTCTGGGCCTTGCGGATTGTCTCGGCCTCAACGGTGCAAGCGACAAAGTCCGTATATGTTGGGTAGTCCCCGAAGCCATGCTCAGCTGTGTTGCTGTTTGCGCGGCGAGTTGCGATAATGTGATAAGTTTCCATGATGTGTTCTCCCATATGTCTGTCTATACAGGTAACATAATGTTAACACCTACCCATTGCAAGCGCTAATTTGCAAAAAACTGGCGTCCGGTAAACTTTTTTGTTATCCTGCGCCTGTTAGCGGCTTCCACCCTGTCGCTGAGAGCTTACTCCAGAGCTCACCCCGCGGCTATATCCTCCCAGATGGCCGCGGGGTTACTTTGAAGCATTTTTACTGTATTATGGGGGGGAACGGATAGAGAGGGCGTGGCTTCATGGGAATACTTAAAGACGCAGGGAGGCAGTAACTAATGCCAGACAATGAGCTTAACTTTAAATCTCTGCTCGACGCCATCCGACGTCAGGAAAGTAGTGTAAACCGCGACGACCCAAACGAGGTCACAAAACCGCTCCCGCTGGTCAACCCGGAAAGTGGCGCTCGCGGACCAATGCAGGTGGTCCCAGAGGCTGCTATGGACCCCGGATATGCGGAATACGGCGCCAAAAACGTATTTGACATCGCCGAGGGTATGTTCGGCCAGAAGTTTGACCGCAATGAGCAGACCGCAAAAGACTTACTCGACATCCCCGAGGTCAACCGTGCTTACGCCGAGGCGTACATGCGCGCCATGATCCAGCGCTTCGACGGCGACATCGATAAGGCAGTGGGCGCCTACAACGCCGGCCCCGGCCGTATGCTCGGTGCCGACGGCAAATACTACAACCTGCCGGAAGAGACGCAGGGCTACATTGGCAACGTGCGTCAGTATTACAACCAGTCGACCGGCGACAATTACGGCATCACTGTGTCACCCACGCCGCGCCTGCGCCCTGGCAGCGTGAGGCCCAAAATGCGCCCAGCAGGACTTCTCGGCTAATGGCTGGCTACGAGCAATACATCCCGCCCGGCCTACGCGGCCCACTCCGCGACATATTCGGCATGGCCCGAGTGACGGGCGAGGGCGCCGCCGGCCTACTTGGCGCAGTCCAGCAAGATCCGCTGGCAGTTAACCAAGCGATTGGCGAAGGCATGATCGGCGGCATCCGGTCCATGGCCACCGATCCGGTCGGCACCGTGCGGGGCGTCGTGAGCGACACCGCCGGCACCGTGCAGCGCGCTTTGACGAACACCGCCGCCGACTACCTGCCGGAAGGCGTCACGCTGGCCAACGCGACGCCGGATCAGATCAAGACGGCAAACGACGCGCGCTACGCTGACCTTGCGTCAACCGCTGCGATGGCAGTTCCTGGTGCTGGGGCCGCGTCTAAGGGCTTAGGTGCCGCCGCCCGAGTTGCCAGCCGACTAGAGGTTGACCCTAATTCTATGGGGTCACTTTTGGGGAATGTTAGATTGAAACCCGAAAATAACGGAGGCGGGATACTTGGCAACGGCGGGCCTGCCGCGCCATTTGCGCTTGATAGCGTAGACATGCCCGCACACTCCAGGCCAGAATGGTCGGGGCGAGCAGAAAACCGCACGACGCCATACCCAAGATACGAGCCCGCAAAAGGCACGACAGAGCGGATGGCCCGGCTAAACGAAAAAATTGCAAATCCAGACGATCCGATAAATCGCGTTTTTGACAATTACATCGAAAAGGGAAAGACGCTCGGCGGAGAAGACTGGTACAACACCGAGGAGCTGCGCGACTGGTTCCGTGGGTCACTGGGTGACGCAGAGGGTGACAGACAGTGGCGCGAATACATGGAGCTGATTGGGACCACGTCGACCGGGGCCAAAGTGCCACAGAACATCCGAATAGCGTCGTTTTATCGTGCCTTGGAGCCCACGGCTCGCGCTGATGTGGCGAGATATGTCAAAGAGAACGGCGTGACGCCCGTCAAGGCAATGCGGGATCTAGGATATGATATTCCCAACCTTCCAGACGCCCCATTTGGCTACGGCCACCTAAAGCAGCGAAACCAAGCTGGAAACGTGCTCAACCGAGAAATGGGCACTTGGGAGCGTGAAGTCCCGGAGGGGCTGACTGGCGCAGCGCGCACGCGCTGGCTCCAAGCAAACCCGAAGGTTAAGGGATTTGGCAATGACCTCCTGGGAGATGACACAAATATCGCGGCAGATATGCACTTCATGCGTATGTTAGGAATGGCCGACGGCGGAGTTGATTTTTTAAGCGACAAAGCGGCACTGTCCATCGACAATATGTCTCAAGTAGTGTCGGCATACGGGCCAAAGATTAAAAAATATGTTACAACTCGACAGGTTAACGGAAAGCCTGTCAGCACAATAAATCTCAAGAAAGCAGCCGGAGATGGAGTAATTAAGGACACTAGGCCATTTCAGTCCATGCCAACAGCGTGGTCAGATACGCCGTCTGCCACAGAGTATGCAGCATACGAGAACATGGCCAACAGGGTCGCGGAGCGTTACGACATGACCCCGGCTCAGTTCCAAGCATCACTGTGGATGGGGGCCGGCGACATCACCGGTTTGGCTGATGAAAGTCAGGGAACATTTATGGATCTATTCCGGCGATCTCTTGATAATCGGGCTGGTGAGCGCGGCCTAACCCGACGCGAAATGCTAGATGATTTCCTTAAAAATAAAGCCACACTGGCAATACCAGCGGCCGGGGGGCTTTTAGCCACGCAATATTACGGCGATCAAAATCAACAATAGGGGCCACAAGATGGACTATGAGATAAACGAAATGGCCTCCGATCTCGAGGCTGAACTGAACCCGGACGTCATGGACGATCAGGAACTGCAAGGCATCGTCGGCAATGAGATCGACGACGCGGTCGACTTCATCGACAACTGGATCTCTCCGATCCGCTCCACGGCGACCCAATACTACCGGGGCGACCCGTTTGGCGACGAGGAGGAGGGCCGCAGCCAAGTGGTGAGCATGGACGTACGGGATACCGTACAGGCGATCATCCCGTCTCTGATGCGGATCTTCAACGGGTCCGACCGCACGGTTGAATACGTCCCGCAAAACGCGGAGGACGTGCCGGCGGCAAAGCAGGCCACCGAATACGCGAATTTCATCATCAATCGCGACAACCGCGGCTTCCTGGAGATGCACAGCGCCTTTATGGACGCCCTGGTGCGTAAGGTCGGCATCCTCAAGTGCTACTGGGAAGACAAGACAGAGTTTGAGACGATTGAATACACCGGCGTCGACGACAACGCCCTGGCGGCCCTCATGGCCGACCCAGCTGCCGAAGTCGACATCACAGTGAGCACGCCCATGGGTGAGCCGCAGATCGACCCCATGAGTGGGCAGATCATCCCTCCACCCATGGCCCACGACTTGCGCGTGACCTACACGCACCCCGACGGCCGTGTGAAGGTCGAGGCGCTTCCGCCGGAAGAGTTCTTGATCTCGCGCGAAGCGAAATCCGTCGAGGACGCCGACTACGTTGCGCACCGCCGCATCGTCACCGTGTCCGAGCTTGTAGCTATGGGCTACGATTACGACGACGTGTACAATCTCTCGTCCGACCACGACGACATGGACACCAACGTCGAGCGCAACACGCGCAACCCGGCGCTGACAAACGAGATGAATTCACGCAGCGATCCGGCGATGCGTAAGGTGCTTTACGTTGAGAACTACATCCGAGTGGATTACGACGGAGACGGCATCGCGGAGCTGCGCAAGATCTGCACTGGCGGTGACGGCAACGTCATCCTGAACAACGAGCCCTGCGCGATGGCGCCATTCGCCACGCTCTGCCCAGATCCCGAGCCGCACGACTTTTTCGGCCTGAGCATTTTTGACGCTGTGGCTGACATCCAGCGGATCAAGTCAGTCATCATGCGCAACTCCCTGGACAGCCTAAGTCTCAGTATTCACCCAAGAATTGCTGTTGTCGAAGGCATGGTGAATATGGACGACGCCATGAACACAGAAATGGGTTCAATCGTCCGCCAGCGCGCCCCTGGCTCAGTCCAGCAGCTCACCGTGCCATTTGTGGGCCAGCAGGCGTTTCCTGTCCTGCAGTACATGGACGAGGTCAAGGAGGCCCGCACAGGCATCTCCAAGGCGTCAATGGGCTTAGACGCCGGCGCCCTACAGTCAAGCACTGCGACAGCCGTGGCAGCCACTGTAAGCGCCGCACAGCAGCACATTGAGATGATTGCTAGGGTATTCGCTGAGACGGGCATTAAGCGCCTGTATGAGCTTGTCCTGTACAACATCACCACGCACCAAGACAAGGCGCGCATGATCCGCCTGAACAACGATTTCGT